CGTCTCTAATCGAGGCTTCGAGGCGTTTGGCCTAGCTCTATTTTACACTATCCCGGTCAAGCCGCCGCTTTGTGGTGAGTGGCCGCTGCCGCTCCGCCCGCGCAAGCCGATCGCAGATCACATCCAGGGCACTCCGCCAGCATTGCTGGCCTCACTGACAGTCTTCCCGGCATTTGCTCCCTCTCAGGACCTGCCGACGAGTCGACGAGCGAGGCCAGCTTCCCTATACGACTATCAGGAGTCGTTTACAATCCTGCTGGACCGGGGTGTGGTACCGTTCGGTGGGCAGTTGCTGGAGCAGATCATCGTCCGCCAGCGGTCTCGCAACCCGCTGAGCATTACCGAGCGCAGCCAGTTCCTGCAGTCATCCGGCCCGACGCCTCCACCAGGCCCGCTAGGAGTCCGACACGTGGGTAGAATTATCATCGAGCCGATCAAGATCGGGGAGGCGCCGTTCATCCCGTTCGACTTCATCTCCGGGATGGAGAGCCCGAGCGAGGTGCTGGTATCCGCCACGGTAACATGCAAGCTGTATTCCGGCACCGATCCATCTCCGCAATCGATCGTCATTGGTGCCGCCACTGTTCAGGGGACTCTTGCCATCCAGAAATGCCTCCCGACCATTGTAGGGAATATCTACGACCTAACCTGCACTGCGATCACGAATGGTGGACAGGTACTGATCCTCGACACCTATCTCGCGATCGTGCCGAATCTGCCATGAAGCTGCTTACCGCCGAACACATCGAAGCATTCGCGGGTGTCTACCTAGCGGGGCGCTATGACCAGCCTCAGCCGACTCCTGAATTCCATCGTGAGTGCTGGGCTCGTTATTGCAGTCCTCATCCTGCTTGTGCTACTGCTGCCCCTCGCAATCATGCTAAATCTACTGGCCTCACCCACGACTTCACGCTAGCGAATGTCTGCCTCGGAGTAGAAGATTATGTAATCATCGTCGGTGCGAGTGAGGAGATGGCCTGCGAGCACCTGGGGGATATGGCGACGGAGTTGGACGAGAACGAGCTCCTCCGGCGCGACTACTGCATCAAGGACTTCATCAAACGAACCACCTCCGACATCATCGTGGAGCGGACAGATGGAACCCAATTCCGAATCCTGGCGCGTGGTAGTGAACAAAAGATTCGTGGCCGTAAGTGGCATGGAAAGCGCCCTGGACTTATCGTGGCAGATGACCTGGAGGATGATGAGCAGGTTGAGAATAAGGACCGTCGCACGAAGTTCCGCAAGTGGTTCTTTCGTGCTTGTAAACAGGCTCTGCGTGACGGAGGCAGAATACGTGTCCATGGGACTATACTTCACATCGATTCTCTGCTAGCTAGGTTGATGAAGAATCGCTCGTGGGACTCGCGACGCTATAAAGCGCATAAGTCGATGAACGACTTCAGCGAGATCCTGTGGGAGGAGAAGTTCCCTGAAGCGCGCCTCCGTGCCATCAAGCAGGAGTTCGTGAACGAAGGCGACTCGGCAGGCTACTCGCAGGAGTACCTGAACGACCCACAGGACGATGATGATAAGTACCTGCATGCTGAGTGGTTCGTACCGATGCAGGATGAAGACCACCAGCTCTTCAAGAAGTTCGCCTGCGGAGTAGACTTCGCGCTCTCGAAGAAGAAGAAGGCCGATCGTACTGCGTTCGTGGTAGGAGGGAAGGACCTCCGTAACATCACCCACATCGTAGATGTACGGGCAGATCGCATGGATAGCTTGCAGATCGTCGAGATGTTCTTTGAAATCCATGCCGCCTGGCAGCCGCGCTTCTTCGTCGAGCACGGGAAGGAGTGGTTGGCGATCGAGCCTATCCTGCAGAAAGAGATGCTTAGCAGGAATAAGTTCCTAGACATCGCCGACTCACTTGTGCCGGTGGATGATAAGAAGGTTCGGGGCCGTCCGTTTCAGAAGCGAATGAAGACCCGGGCTTGCCGCTTCGACACTATGGCGGACTGGTTCCCGGACTACAAGGAAGAGTGTCTGATGTTCACCGGCAACGCGGATGCAGAGAAAGATGACCGCTTTGATGGTACTGCTACTCTCTTTATCGGCCTGGAACATGATCCTGAGTTGGAGGATGGAGATGAGAGATCGGAGGAGGAAATCGCCTTCGAGCGAGAGAGTGATTTCTGGCGGAATAGCGGCGACGGGCGATCGCAGGTAACTGGATACTAACCATGCTAAATCTGATCAAACACCTGACCATCAACCAAGAGATGATTGAGGCTTCGAACCTCTGCGGGCGGTTCGACGCAGAGGACTGCACAGCGATCGCCTCCCTGGTGTATCGCGGCTATCAGATCGATAAAGAGTCCCGCGCGCAGTGGGAAGTGCGGATGGAAGCCGCGATGAACCTCGCGATGCAGGTCGCAGTAGCGAAGAACTTCCCCTGGCCGGGCTGCTCTAACGTAGTATTCCCGCTAGTCACCATCGCCGCTCTGCAATTCTCCGCCCGCTCCTACGCCGCCATCGTCCAGGGTAACAACGTCGTCCGCTATAACACTGTGAATGGCGAGGACAAACTCGCCGTCGACCGTGCTAAGCGCATTGGCAAGCACATGAGCTGGCAGGTCCTAGAAGAGGACGAGGCGTGGGAAGAGCAGCATGACCGCCTGCTGATCAACCTCTCGATCGTCGGCTGTAACTTCGTCAAATCGTACTACGACGCCTCGAAGGTCCATTCCGTCGGTGTCCTAGTGATGGCGAAGGATCTCATCATCGACTACCATGCGGAGAGCGTAGCGGCCGCTGCCAGGGTCACCCACCGATTCCCCCTCTACCGCAACCAGATGCGGGAGCGGATGCTGCGGGGTACCTTCGTGGACTGCACAGATGAGGCGTGGTTCAAAGGACCTCCCGCTTCGCAGCAAACGCAGTCGCAGATCGACGCGGATCGGCGGCTTGGCAAGTCCCCTCCCCTGGGCGATCATGACACCCCTTTCTACCTGCTCGAACAGCATTGCTGGCTAGACCTCGACGGCGACGGCTACGCCGAGCCCTATATCGTAACCGTGGAGGAGTCGAGCAAAACGCTCCTCCGCATCGTCGCCCGCTTCGAACGGATGGAGGACGTGGAGTTTACCGATGATAACAAAATCCTGTGCATCCGAGCCACCCAGTACTTCACCAAATACTCTTTCATACCTTCTCCAGACGGGGGCATTTACGACCTCGGATTCGGCGTATTTCTCGGACCGATTAATGAGGCAGTCAATTCTGCTATCAACCAAATGCTTGACTTCGGAACCATGCAGAACTCTCTTGGAGGCCTCCTTGGCAGAGGCGCAAAGATCCGAGGAGGCGTGTATACTATGGCACCCTGGGAATTCAAGCGTGTTGATAGCTCTGGTGATGACCTACGAAAGAATGTTTTCATGTGGCCAGATCGGGCCCCGCCCACGTTTCTCTTCCAATTGATTGAGCTGCTGATTGAATACAGCAACCGTATCGCGGGGACGGTGGACTCGACGGTGGGTGAGAATCCGGGGCAGAACACTCCCGCCTCCACCTTCCAAGGTATGACCGAGCAGGGAATGCAGGTCTACAAGATGATCTTCAAGCGGGTCTGGCGGTCGATGAAGGAGGAATTCAAGCAGCGCTTTGCGTTGAACCGCATCTACCTCCCCCGCTCGTTCAAGTTCGGCTCGGGAGAGGAGACGATCCGGAGGGAGGACTATATTGCAGCGGCGGCGGACCTCATCGCCCCGGTCGCTAACCCGAATGTCAGCTCTGTTACCATGAAGCTGCAAACCGCCCTCGCCGTCAAGCAGTCCGCCATGGCCACGCCGGGCTACGATATTGCGGAGGTAGAGAAGATCTGGCTTGAGAACATGGAGGTGGAGAATATCAGCGTAATCTACCCCGGTCCTGGGAAGGTGCCACCTGAACACACCGCCCCGAACCCGAAAGCGGCGGTTGAGCAGATGAAACTCCAGGGCATCCAGATGAAGCTGGAAGCGGAGAAGATGAAGTGGGCGAATCATCTGATGGAAGAGCAGCGTCTCAACTCAGCGAAGATCCGGTTGCTGGAAGCACAGGCTATCCAAGCCGCCGCCGATGCGGACGCCACCAAGGCCGCTACCCACATCGAAGCATTTGAGCAGCTACTTAAGCTACATGAACAGTTAGGCGACCAGATGAACAAGCAGATTAGTACTCTGCTGGGAGAAGGTGA